TGGATATCCAGGGAGAACACGATGGCGCGTTTGCCAATCTGGCAGAGAAAATAGTCACCCCCGGGCTAGAGCATGGCTGGGAAATTCCTGACGCAGACACCCCATCCCGTAAGTTGGCCACCATCTGTATCGAAGAGGGCGGGGTCAAATATTATTTCCGGGTGTCGAGATGGTAGCCGCAAGCCTCACCACTCGCATATATCTGCGCATCTCTCCAGAATTACTCGCCCGGCTGAAGAAGGCGGCCGAGGCTGAAAGAAGAACGGTATCCGATTACGCTCGCATGATCCTGGAGGACCACATCCGGGATGGGAGGAGGAAGCCAATGAGAAAGTGACGACGGAAGGAACTTTCGAGTACTGGCCGGCCATGGGGTCGGCCTTTTTATTTATATCGTCTCGATGTCCTCAGGCACATCGACCGGTCGGCTCACATGCGGAGTTTTGACCATACGGATCTTCCATCCATCCCAGAGCCACGCCAACTGTTCTGGTTCCGTTCTGTCCAGGTCCGCGATATGTGCCAAGACGGGCCGACGATATCCATAGACCCCGACATGTATCCCGACCTCTCCCGCACCCGTGAGAGAGTTGTAAATGCGGGAGAACCGGATGGCCGTTCCGTCCGGCCCAAGCGTCACCTTGACCCTGTTCTCATTCTGGAGCATCTCGTAATCCGAGGCCTTGTAATACAGGCTGGCAATATCGACCCCCGGCTTGTCAAACTCCCGGACCAGCAGATCGAGCGACTCTGGCCGGATCATTGGCTCGTCGCCCTGGATGTTTATCACAACCTCATCGGGATCTCTTGCGGCCAACTGTCGCATGGCATCGTTGCACCTGATAGTACCGTTTCCGCATTCCGAGGATGTCACGATATACGAGATCTCCTGCGCACGACAGTAGTCTATGATCTCCTGATCGGGAGTCGTCACGTAAACCGGGTAGATGGATTCCGTTTTTCTGACGGCCTCATATACCCGTCGGATCATCGGCACGCCACCTATCAGGGCCAACGGTTTTCCTGGGAACCTGGTCGAGCCCATCCTGCAAGGGACGATTCCGACAGCCCTCATATCGCCGCCCTGATCCGGAGAACGGATTCGAGTAGCGGCTGGAGCTGGTCGAGCGGGAGGGCGTTCCCCCCGTCGGATTTGGCCTCTTTCGGGTGGTCGTGGACCTCGATGAACAGCCCATCGGCTCCCGCGGCCACGGCCGCCCTGGCCAGGCCGGGAATCAAATCGGCCCTTCCTGTCGATTGCCCGGTTGCCCCGCCCGGTCGCTGGACTGCATGGGACACGTCGACGATAACCGGCCCCCCTGTGGCATCCTGCATGATGGGAATGGATCGCAGATCAAGAACCAGATCGTGATATCCGAATGTCGTTCCTCTCTCCGTCACCCATACATTCTCGGCCCCAGCTCGCCGGGCTTTGTCAACGATAAATCGCATATCGTCCGGCGCCATGAATTGACCTTTTTTGATATTGACGATCCGGCCGGTCTTTGCCGCCGCCACCAACAGATCCGTCTGCCTGCATAGAAGGGCCGGGATCTGGATCACGTCCAAAACCTTACCAGCGAGTTCCGCCTGCCAAACCTCATGGATATCTGACGTGACGCGACAGCCGACCTCTGCCCTCACGTCCGCCAGGATTTTCAGGCCTTCCTCGAGACCCGGCCCTCTGAACGATCCAAGCGAGAGCCTGTTCGCCTTGTCAAATGAGGCCTTGAAAAAGAACGGAACATGCAACGCCGTGCAGATCCGCGATATCCTGGATGCCATTCTGACTGCATGGTCGGCACTTTCTATCACGCAAGGCCCGAAGATGAGGATCATATTCTCTCCTATACCCAAGACGATATTTCCACTTTATAGCTGAATCCGCCGGTGTCCGTCAAGGTCATCTCCCGGATCAGGCCGGAAAATGTTCTGTTTGTTCCCCCGTATTTTCTCGTCCATTCAATAGTATCGCCGATCTCGAGCGGTGCCGCGCAGTCTTTGGTCTCGAGTGTCGCATACCATTTGGCGTCCTTCCGTTCGGCCAGCAGAATTGAGACCATTGCGGATATAGAGGGTTGATCCTGAAATAGACTGTTCAGGAGTTGCAGGGCGGAGAGGCCATATTTATCGATCGAATCTTGGTCAAGGACCGAGGCCGTATATTTCGTATCCCTCTGATCATCCGTCACGGCGAACGGTTTTGTTTCCGCGCCCTCTATGGACACCGAATTCTTGATGACGGTTTTGTCTTGATATGGGTTTTTCGCGGAGATGTCACTTTCGAGGAACGAGAAGGCCACGATGGAGCTGACGGACAGGTTGGGAAGGAAACAGGGTTTGCCATCATAGTCGAACCAGAAGCGGTATCCGACCCGCTCGCAGAGGAGGCGAATGGCCTCGACTCCGGTCGTCCCCTCTTTGAACCAGACTCGCTCGAGGGTGACGCCGGTCGCCGCGTAAACCATCGCGGCCAGGGCCGTCGCCTGGTCATCGTAATATCCGGCCATGACCAGGATATCCGCGACGACATTCTCCAGAATCTGGTCTGTGTAATAGGACACGTTCAGGTTTTGTGTTCCGTTCGCCACAATGCGGTTCTCGTCGAAGTAGAAATATTGGTTGAGAACGTCATAAAGATAACCGTCGAATTTGCCCTCATCATCTCTGGAGCCTATGACCACCTGTTCGTTGAAGGATGAGGTTCGGACGAATTTAGCGGCATACAATGACCCGCCATCAGTGTTCGATTCCGAGGCGAATGTGCAACCGGATAAAGTCGACCAGTTCGTTACGTTGTTGGCCTCGGACACCGTATCCATTGCGTCGGCCTCAGCGTAGAGCTCCGGGCCGATCGGCGGGGCCGAGAGGCGAATGGAAATCCTGTCGAGATAAATCTGGTCGCCAGCGGCGCCGTCCTCAGAGGTCAGACGAAGGGCGAGATCAGCGTTGTTTATCGCCGTGAAAAGAAACCCGACATATGCGACCGATTCAGAGGTCAGGGGACATCTCCCCAGCAGTGTCATGGTTCCGCTCACGTTCTGGTAGGCCTCGAGCCACGCCTTGCCGATGTTCCCCACGGGCCGCCAGTATCGGAAGGTGCAACGATATTCGATTCCTCCAGTCACAGAGGCCGCCGCCGAGTCCTGAACATAGGCGAACGCTCCGAGGGTCACATAGTACGGGCCGTTGCAATCGGCTGGCATCTGATACCGATACCATGAGGTCTCGTACAGTTTGCATGAGAATTGGTCGACCCTCAGTTCGTCGTTCTCCGCCCCGTTCGACCAATACAGACGGGCCTCGAGCGCCCCGCTCTTGAGTGCCGTAACCCGGACGCTCCCGGATGTCCATCCCGTGGCAGACAATACGATAGTGCCGAGGAGTTGGAGTACCCCGCCGACGGTTTGGTAGAGTCGCAGTTCGGGGCTATATGTCCCGCTCACTTTTTTATGCTTGATGGTGATGTAGTACTGCTCGCCCATCGTGACGGTGGCGACGTTCGCGTCGTGGACATAGGCCACTCCGGGGGCCGCCTCCCTCAGCATCCTCCCGACGTATGTTGACCCTCCGCCCACGTCTCCATATGAGACGAAGGTTACATTGCTCAGGTCGCTCCATCCCGCGACATTGTTGCCCTCTCCGGAAACGGCCAAGGCGTCGGCCTCGACGTACAGCTCGGCCCCGGTGACGCCCGTCGAACTCACGGAATCGAATATCGCTGTTTTCCCCCAGTAGTTGTACGGAAAATTGAGTTTCATGTCGGCCAGGGGCTTGCACATATCGTCGCCGGATAGACTTATCTTTTGGGCCAGGTCATCAAAAGTCGGCTCGCCCAGGTAGCCAACGAACCGCTGCCAGTAATAGGGTGTTCCGCCGAATATCCCGCCCAGCGATATGCGAATCAACCGGCCGAGACAAAACAGGTCTTTATAGGCCGAGGTGGAGTTGAACGGGCTGAATATATCCTCGGTATTATGGATCTCCGCCGACCATGAACCGATCTTGACCGTCCCGTCGGCTGTCGGCCCGCTCGGCGTACAGGTCATGGAGATGACGTAATTCTCGCCTCCGAGGGAATGGAGGTTCAACCACCCCGGAGAGGTGAGATAATATTCCTCCGCTCCCCACGTCAACCCACCGTCGGCGGGGTTCTGGTTCGCATACTCGTAGGCTATCCACGCGGCAGACCGGGCGACGGAGGATATGCGGATTTCGTCGAGCAGGCCGGTGAAGAAATAATAAATGGTTCCCCAATGACCTATGCTGGGGGCGGTTCCATATGTGGTCGATATTCCGTCGGTATAGGTTTCGGACGAAATTAACGCTCCGTCCCTGTAGCCGGACAAAACTACATTGTTTCCACTTACCGTCCAGCTCACATGGTAGAGGTGTTTTTCATTCGCCACGACCTGATTTAACCAGGACTTGAGTTTATATTCCCCAGCGGCATTGAGCCACGTGGCCTGAATGGCCCCATTCACGCTGAAACCAACGGCATAGTTGCTGAGGCGCATCCCGAAAACAACGTACCACGGTTTCGTCATAGCAGGAGGTTCTCCCCACCAAGAAATAGTCTTCGTGGCTATTTGAAAAGGAGTAGCAGAGGACAAGGATATGTAGTCATTCGTCCCATCGAAGCTCTGTCCCTTCCCGATTTTCCCGTCGGCCTCTATCGGCTCGTTCGCGCCGACCTTCGTGCCGTGGTTGGCGTTGGACGTCGAGTCGTGGATGGTAGATGTGTCGTAGTCCTGCATATGATAGACAGCTTTGTGATACGAGTCCCACGAGTCCGCAGGGGTCGAGCCGTCGGTCGCTGAGGCGTTGCCGTACCAGCAATAAATATACGTCCCGGTTGTGAGGATTGAGGGAACCTTGACCCAGAAAATTCCGCTCGCCTTTCCGTCGGTCACGGAGAACGAAACTCGCTCATAGGGAAGAAGCGTCACGCCGTCGTCGAGGGTGAAGCGGATGTCGTGGCCAGTCGAGAGGCAATGCGCACCGATGTCAGCGTCGGCGGTGATGGGGACAAGGATGGTGAAGTCCGTCAGATTTTCGGTCGGGGTAGGAAGGGCGATATATTTTCTGTCTAACCATCCGGGCAGAAAACCAGGAACGCTATGCCCCGTGTCGTATATCTCCAGTTTCCCGATCATCTTCTGGACGTGGCCCAGAAGGTCGGATACGGTGACCGGTGCAATGGCCTGCATTTTACCTCATCTGGCGGACAGAGAACGAAACTGAATAAAGCGGCGTCGGCCCGATGTAAACATATGGTTCGTACTTAAATCCGTCGATGGTGACGTAATACCAACTGGTGTCATCCCAACCGTACTGAAACACCAACTCCTGATGCAGATCGTTCAGCCCCTTGAGTACCGCCAGTTCCGTCGCCGTCAACGCCTCCCACGACAGCGGCCACGTCCGGAGCGTCGTTTCTTTGATGTTCGCCTTCAAGCTCCCGTCGCTCATGGTCGTATATTCTATCTGTGCCGGGGCCTCAATGGGTATCGAGGGACGGTTCCCCGAGAACCACCGAAGTCGGGGAAGTTTCACCGCGCTCGAAATATCGACACCGAGATAGATATCGGTAGCCATTAGATGTTCCTCCCAACCGCCCGGCCGAGTTTCTCCTTGACCGTTCTGGCCAGGTAGTCGGCTTTCTCGTCGATGTCCCGCCTGGATATCCCCGTCGTGTGGATCAGGGGGCCGTAGATGTAGACCGACCCGCCTCCGCCAGCTCCGGCGGCCGCCATCATCGACGGAGCGTAGGAAGCCGTGCGCGAGGTGAAGGCGTCCCTCACCACCTGTTGCAGCTTCTTCTCCGGGAGCAGATATTCCGGTCCAGCCTCTCCAAACACCGCATTCTGAACATGCGTTTTCTGGGTGAAGGCCGCGCCCTTGGCATACTCCACTGGCTGTGCGATGATCAGGGCTATCTGAGCCAAGCACAGGGCCTTAATGATGGCCGCCAGTGGAATGCCGAAGATACCGGTCTGTGCGTAGACCTTTATCACGGCCAATGACGCGTCGATGTACGCTTGAGCGATGGAGGTGGCCTTCTCCGCGAGGGCCCATTTTTTTCTTGCCTTCGACTTCTTGAGCTGATATTCGGCTTCCAGGGCCACGATGGCCTTCTGCTTTTTATCCTCGTCTTTCACCGTGGCCTCGATCGTCGCCAATCTCTTCTGATACTCATTTTCAAGGGCCGCCGTCTCGTTCGCCGAAAGCTGAGACACTATGGATGTCAGTTGCGGTAGGAGGGTCGAGAGCGTGAGATCGAAGTTGGCCTTGAACATTGCCCAAGGAGTCGGGTCTCTTAATTTATATTCCGCATCCGAGATAGCCTGTTTCAGCTCCATGATCTTCCAGATGGGAAGGGAGTTTCCCCACTGAGCCAGGGCCACTTTATTCATGGCCAGTTCTGTCCGTAAATCCAGAAGGGTCTCTGCGGGACTCAGGGCCTTCATCCCGTCTTTTATTTTTGTCGCCATTGCTAAACTGGTCTTGGAGGCCTCTTCGAGAATCCCTTCGAGGACCATCTTGACATCATCCTCGCTACTCAGTAGGGAGTCCACGTCGAACTCTATCGGCACCTCAACGAACATCGCCGTAGCGTCGATATCGGCCAAGAGTTCCTTGATGTTCTTCGCCAGCTCCTCAGCGGTGAATTTCGAGGTGTCCGCGATCCCCGAGAACGCTTTCTTTCCTATCTTCCCGGTCGAGTCCAATCCCTTCGAGAAATCGTTCAGGGCCTGGTTCAGGGGGTCGAATCCGGCATAGATGTTCCCGATGTCCTTGATATTGTTCGCGGCCATATCGTTAAATTTCTTCTTCTGCTCTTCGGCAGACTCCGCGAACAGGTTCAGATAATCGGTCATGCCCGGAAAGAGTCCGGTGAATGAGTTATTGTACTTGGCAACGAATCGGACAACATCGGCTAGTTTCCCCTGCATCCATCCCCAGACGCCTTGGAATGTGGCCTTGAGAGTCGGGAGAATGAGTATCAATCCCTCGACGGCCTTGACCATGATCTTGACTGAGCCGACGAACACGCGGGCGGACGATATCGCCCACTCCTTGAGTTGGCCGGTCTCTGCGAACGTCTTGATGCGTTCCCTGATATTTGCAATGACCTCCGTGGCGTTCCTCGACAGTTGGGTCAGTACGGGAATGACGGCGTTCCCGATATCGTTCCGTATCCCCTGGAACCCCCCTCGAAGGTCAACGAGGGAATCGTAATAAGCGTCAGCCGCCTTCGCGGTCTTCTCTGTGAAAACTATTCCCAGCCGTTCGGCCAGTTTTATCTGCTCCCGGAGTCCCGCCGACCCCAGGTTGAGGAGAGGGATGAGCTCCGAACCCGACCGACCGAATATCTTGATGGCCAGGTTGGTCTTCAGCGCACCCTGTTCCATGCCCGCGAACCGGTCCGCGACATCGAGCATGACATCGGACATCGGCCGGAATTTTCCTTCGAGGTCCTTGACCTGCACGCCTATTTTTGCGAAGGCCCCGACTCCCTCTGTGTTGACCATGTTCCGACCGAGGAAGCGGAATCCGAGGGCCAATCCCTCGAGCGAACTCCCGGCCTTTTCCGCCGCCAGCTTCCATCCGGAGAGAATTTCTGTCGATACGCCGGTCTTCTCCGATAACTCGTAGATATCTTGTCCGGCCTGAGCGGTGTGCTTGGCAATGGATAGGACGGCCTTCGAGACGGCAGCGGCGGCACCCACGGCGACGACCCCCATGAGTACCGCCGACTTGCCGATCCTGCTGAACATTCCGGAAAGGTTCATCTCGTCACGGCCGATGCTCTTGATGGACGATTCCCACCCAGACTTATCGAGTAGGAGTTTTCCGACGATGGACCCAGCGACGAACCCGCCAGCTTCGCTCATATTTTCCTCTTCGGCGGCCTCTGCTTCGTGGGCTTTATCCCAGCCGCCCGCTCCGCTCTCAATCTGGCCCGCCTTCTCTCCAACTTCTGCTCCATCATGACCATTCGCTCCGAGTTCTCTTTGTCGATTTTGGCAACGTCATCATCGTCGATGATAATGTTCTCCAGGTCCAATCGTAGTCCGTCAAGATATTGTTTTCGGCTGGCGTTGTCCATGTGCGGAAGCATGGCGGCGTCGGCCGCCTCTATCTGTCGCCTTATCCGCTTCACCTTCGCCTCCTGCGCCCAGAAGAACATGTCCCGAACATCCATCTTATGGAAGGCCGCGAACGTGAACAGGCCAGGGAATTCCCCCGCTATCAGCGAGATCAGTTCACCCCTGGCCCGGATGCGTTTTTTTCTTCACCCTCCGATACGCCCATCGATCTCGTGACCACGAATTCGATGAGCGGCTTGAGCTGGGACAGCTGAAGAGAGTCAAGAATGTTCGGATCGTCGGTCTCGAGCAACGGGATGATCATTTCCTTGATCGCCTTCACCGATCCTGCCAGTGCATCTTTCTCCAGCTCCTGGATCTTTTGCAGATCGCGGATCGTGAACGTTCTGACCTTTATGACCTTCCCGTCTATCTCGACCTCGATGGGGTCGAACAACGTGGCCTTGGTATCGATCTTTAGTCTTGCGGACATATCTTTATCTCCTCACAGGATCGAGGCGCCGGAGTCCATTCCCATCGTGCCAAAGAGGCCAACGAATCCGGATTCCTGGCTGACGAAAACTTTGAACGTGATGGGGATCGTCCTCTGGGTTTCCTTATCAAACGTCAGGTCCAACCCGGCGATGGGATAGGTCTTATAGAGCTCTATCCACTCGCTGGGGTCGGTCGATATCACGTTCCCGCATAGGGGCTTGAGGACCATCGCCTTCGCCAGAGTGTAAAGAGAGCATCCGACCTGGTTCTCGAGCGGCACCTTGTGGCCATCCAGCGTGACGTTGAGGACGCGAGCGAGCTGCGCCCGGGAGAGCCTCGTCAGGGGGACCTCGACTTTTATGGTCGAACCGAGCAGTACGCCATCGACCGCGGCGTCCCCGGCCTGGTCCTCGTTGATATCCGAGGAGCCCGTTTCCTCGGTGATCTTGACCGCCCCGAGGGTCTTTCCCAGGTACGCGGCATCGGATTCGCCATAACCCCAGACGATCTCGCAGGGGCCTTTGTCACCAAATAACGATTTCGGCATTGTAGCCTCCTATCAAAAAATTCGGCTTTATATCGAGCCGCAACTTCCTTCTTCTATTCTAAGGGTGAAATTAATAGCGAACAAGTGACGCCGGTTGTCGTCCTCTCCCAGGTATTGCGGTGTCGCTATCGCTTCGATGGTCATGGCCAGGAGGTCCGGTCCGCCATCTTGCCCCGGCATCTCCCAGTTGCATCCCCCGTGCAGGGCCTTGTGTATGTCCCAAGCATCAGCACTCGCCGCTGCGTAGGTCTCGGCGCGGCATAGGGCCTGGACGCCATATTCAACGAGGTCCGTATTCGGGTAGAATTCCGCCGGGCCTCCGGTCTCTGTGATTATCACGCACCTCGCCGGAGCGTTCTGGGTCTCGTGGCCGGCCTGTAGTTTCGCCCCGATCGGGAATCCCGTCAGGGAGCTTATGAGCGTGCAGACCTCTTTAAACATGGCTGCCTCCAGGGAAGTTTGAAGATTTGTTCAGCACGGATTTTATATACTCTCCGACTATCCGCATATACCGATCGCGGAACATCCTCATTTTCATTTCCAGATATTTCGGCCCCGGGAACATCGGGCTGTGCGGATGCCCGGTTGCCGGTGTCGACCAGTTGATGACCTTGCCAACGGCTTCATGCCATTTTGCCGCATACTCGATATTGAAACCAGCCCTGATCGATGCTTTATTTCCTGTTCCTACGGAAGTCAATGGAGGACGGCTCCCGGGTTTTATCAGCATCCCATCCGCGCCTTGTGTACGGGCGGAAGCGCGGAGATCTCCGACCAGCATGGGGGATTGAGGCCTGATATATATCGCATCTTTCAGGAGGGCGTTTCCGGCCTGGAAGAGTCCCGGGCCGATCCCTTTCAGGCCGATATCCTTCACGAGCTTCTTCATGCCCTCATCGAAGTTCCCGGTATCGATCGTCATTCCGCCAAAGTTCTTTTTCATGCCAGATATACCTCGAGATGTTCATGACTGAAATCCTTCGGTCTTCGTATCTCGATGATTGCCCGATCGAACGATTCATCCGGCAACCATATCCTGTCCTCGTGGGATAATTTCCGCCCCAGGTATCCTGCCCGTTCGACTTTTTTCGGGAGATAAACCATCACTGCGGACGTGACCTGTTCGCCCGTGGAGTTTCGGACAAGGCGGGTCTTCCAATCGACATACCCCTTGACGGTTATTTCCGTTCCGCTCACGGGTTCGCCCCAGGAAGTTTGACCGTTCCACCGGAGGATCGTTATCTCGTCTACGCAATATGCATCCATCATGCTCATTTATTCCTCCTGGTACAGGCCGAATTCTTTTTCCGACTGGATCGCTATCTCAGACGTGGGGAGCAAACTGTGCATGCACCGAGGATGGTAAGGGGGCTCCGCCTCGAGTGCGGGATAATCTGGATTCGTCCCCGATATTGAGTAAATATTCCCCTCGTATTCCTCGCATTCCTCACAGTCCGTGTTGTGGTCCGAGACCTGAACCAGATCGTTGTCGTACTGGTCGCAGAGGTCCAGGGTCGCCTTCGTCTGCGCCTCTCTCAGGACCGTCCGGCCGACCATCTCCGCATACGAGACCATTTTATACATTCGCCCCCCGATCTCGATGAAATCGTCATCTCCGATCAGGTCGCGGAGGTAATCTAGTATCCGTTTCGTGAGGCTTTTTCTGGAGATGTCCTGCTTGACAGCATTCCTTGCTATCCTCTGGATATGGTCCTCGGCTTCCGAATACGAGAACTCCTGCACCTTGGCCCTCGACAGGTCGAGTTCGGTCGCAGCCCGTTCGGCCAAC